AACATCATAGATTGCGTTATGAAATATTTTTGTTGATGGTGCATTCAATATATCTTGTAGCCAATTTAAAACTTGTTTACGATCCATATTACCACCACCCTCGTGTGCGATAGGAAAGTATCCTTTGTAATGTGCTGTTGCTACAGCAATACCTACAACATCACCATCACCAATAACTGACCCTGATCCTCGTTCCTTGAGTCCTGGGTCTTTTGTCTCTAAGTCAATAGCGATTTCATCAACTTGCCTTAAGTCAGGAAACTCTGTAGGTTTTACCCATTCTGTTTGTGCCTCAAACTTTGGTATTCGCATAATCCCTCTCTAGTATCATTTCCAAATAATGAATTGCTTTATGTATATCTTCTTCCTTTCCTTTCGCAGCGTGCCTGCATATATATTTTATAGCCGATGCTTCTGCGAAAAGCAACCTGTTCTTGTTTACAAACTCACTCGGCTGAACGACCATGTTTCGGTAGTGGTTGCCGCCAATTTGCTTTTTATATACTTTCGATGTCATAACCTAATCTATCCTCCTTTGCTGCCATTATGTATAAATTTTGTTTGGTTCGTGTTACACCTACATACCAAACTCTATGTTCTTCGTCTGCTTTCTCAGGACTCTTCTCTATGCTTTCACGAATCTTATCTGTATTATCTAATATTAATAATACATTATCAGCTTCTCCACCTTTAGCCGAATGAATCGTAGATAGTTTTACTCTTGCTTCCTCAGAAAGTTTTTCTTTGTTACTTAACATTTGTCTGATGTATAGAACTTGTTCAGGGTCTGCATCAAAGAGCTCGTACCATGTATCCGATGTATCAATATTAAAAGATTCACAGCTATAACTCTTATGATCTTCACCATCAAATTCGTGTTTTGTATAATCAAATATATCTTTTATTTCACTAGCCGTTAGTTGTGCACCTGATGTCCACTTTGAAAAATCTCTAATAGCTTTCCATAACTTTGCACTAAAACTTTTTCGTTCTTTATATTCAAAATAAATACCACGTTCCATTAGATATGGTTTCATTTTGATTAGACGATAATTTGTCCGTGCAAGAACTAACCATTTACCTTGCGTAAGATCAACTTCATCAAGGTCATAAACTTCTTTACATTCACCTTCTTCGTTCCTTGGATTCCATATTTTATTTATCCTTGTATCAATCTGAGAGATGATAGAGTCTGCAACTTTCTGAACCCTAATTGGAACTCTGTAAGATTGTGGTAAAATTTTTTCTTTTGCAGGTTCATCTTGAAATCTTTTTACATCTGCTCCTGCCCAACCATAAATAGCTTGGTCATCATCACCTGCTAGTATCATAATCTTTGTATTCTTTTTAATGATGTCATACATCTTCCATTGGATTGGTGATAAGTCTTGTGCTTCATCAATAAATACTACATCAAATTTAGGGCATAATTCTGACGAAACAAATTTTTCTATCATGTCAGTAAAGTCATACAGAACAAAAGAACTCTTATAGTTTTTAAGCTCTGCTTCTATAATCTCTACTAGATTATAATCTATTTCATCTGAGTATAAATCTGTATTGTATTCATCTTTAGGCGTGATGTTTTTGATCCTAGCTATGTTAATAAGATTAAAGTATTCGCTATCAGAATCAATGTATCCTGTTTCTTCTTCACCACCTCTATAAACAGATACTTGAACACCAATAGTTCTTCCTATCTCTTCGTAGTGTTCGGGTTGCATAACATTATCTTTCTTCATTCCTAATGTGTTAAATGCTAGAGAGTGTAATGTTTGAAAGTGATTGAGATCTCTGTATCCATATTGTGGAAACAGTTTTAACATTCTTTCTTTGGCCTCTGTAGCTGCTTTCTTTGTAAAAGCAAAGTAACCAATCTTCTCTATTGGTGTTCCTAGTTTTAAAAATGTCTGCACATATTTCAATAGCTTTGTAGTCTTACCTGTTCCTGGTGGTCCTAATATCTTTCTTATCATAGTATATCCTTTTTATGTTCTGTTACCTTGTGGTAAATTTTTATCTTGTCAAATTTTTTAATTGATATCATTACAACATTTTTAGTAGGGCTGTTGTGTCTACCCTTTTCCTTAGTTGGAAATCTTTTTTGATCTAAGAAATCTATCTCACAATCTTTGTATACCTTTAACATTATAGAACCCGTCTTATCTTCAGGGTAACGCCAACCTTTGTTCTTTAATTTTTTATAGAACACATCAAATTTAAAGTAAGCATAACCTTCTTGAATTAATGTTGTACCTGTTTTAAATGATGCATCGTTCTTTGCTTCAGGTCCTGTTATCTTTTGATAAACATTGTCGTGTAATTTTTCTCTTGGTGTTGTACCAACTGGTGGTGGCATAATGGTTTGAGTTTTAAATAATACATCTAAAACTTTTTGATCGTCCCCACCTTTTTGCAATGGTGGTACGAATCCTGCATACTTTGCTATTGAGTTTCTTCTTTTTCTTTGATCTGTTAAATGTTCTATCGTCTTACAATGCACTGATCTTACTGTTTGTCCATCAGGTAAGGTAACATCAAAATTATATTCTGGTTCTGGTTCCAAATCCACCTTCTCTAAATTAGAACACAATGGATAAGAATCGTGTGTGTCTGATGCAACTCCATAAGTTCTTTTAACACAGAGTCCTCTCATACAATGTTGAGCAATAGGATCTTGATTACAAGTGTAACCTTTATAGTTTTGTTTCCATGATCTAATTTTTTGTGTAAGTTTTTGTTTAGACCAAGCTACTGAGTCTTCAAAATATAATACGGGTGCACTCATTACTTTCTCTTCCCAATTGTCAGGGTATTTCTTTTTGGCAAACACCATATAGTTATATAAAAATCTATCTCTACCATCCGATAATTTATTTTTTGACAATGCTGCTAGACAAGGTGGACCATCACGAAACTCTGCGTTTGATCCTTCTAAAACTTTCTTTTCTAGTTCATCGTCTATCTCTTTTATTCTTTCTGCTGTTATAAAATTTTCTTCAACAAGTTGTATAAATTGTTCAAAGGTAAACTCTGTCCCATCATAGTTGACAGCTCTTCTTTCTGTCTTCTTAAAGTATGGAAGATTTATAAAATTTCCTTTGTTCATCTCTCCTGTCTCACTGTCTTTGACAAGTTCTGTTTGTTTTGGAAACACTTCTGTTTCGGGTTTTAAATTAAATATTGGAATAAGGTTTGTTAAAAATGATCTTATTATTTTTGCAGGAATAAAATTTCGTGTAAATACATATAGATGAAGTCCACCACTCTTAGATAGTATAGGTATAATTGGTAGGTTATATTCTTTTATTTTGTCTAAATAAAATTTTAAATCAAAGCCTGCATACTCTTGTGGATCTATATCAATAGCACCAAACTTTGCATGATTCTTTTCGTTACAAGGTTGAATACCAATTGATTTAGTTCCTGTTAAATGTTCTTTGTAATCATCATCGGTAAGTCTCTGTTGTGCCCATCTGTATTCAGGCTTTTGTTTTTTAGAGATAGGGTCAACTTCAAGTCGCTGCATATCAGCTTGACCATAGTTCTCAGAGAACCCACTAAATATCTGTATAAATTTTTCTTCCATATCCTATAAGTAAAGGGCGGATCAACTCTCGCATCCCCGCCCTTGTTGCAACTATTCCCAAAGGAATTAGAAGTGCGATGAATCCTTTTTATTAGTTTCACCGTGCTTTGCTTTAACATTTCCTTTCGAAATGCTTTCAGCAAAAACTTTTGCTTGTTGGTACAGCTCTGTATTAGATACAGGTCCTATCTTCTGTACTTCCCAACCAAACCACGTGCCTTTATCGTTAGACTGCTGAACAGTTCTTAACCTGTATTCATGGCTAAAAGATGCTGGCGTGAATAATCCATTCTTACCTTTCATCTTTATACCTGCCATCATTGAGTTCCATTTTCTACTAATTTTTAATTGAGTAGATTTCATAGAAATCAAAGCAGTGGCTGCTGTAGGATTGGTAATCAAAACAAAGTGAGATGCTGTCTTATCAATATAATTACCATTTGGTAATCTATCTTTGTAATTTGCATCAGTCTTTGTTTGACTCATGATGTCTGAAGAAGCATCGTGAATTTGTACTGGTCCACCTGATCCTTCTCCTCTATCTTTCCACTCTATGTATTCGAGTTTGTAATAGCACGGAACGACAGTTATGCCTTTCGTACCATCATACAACTCTCCTGAAACAGAATTGAATATCATTCCTGGTTCAGCACCTTCGACATACTTACCATCACGTTTGTTAACTTCTGGTGAAAGCTGTCCAAGGATTTTTAGAAAAGGTAGGGCTAGATCTTGTTGACCTATGTTACCCAAACCTTTTGCTGCATCTTCTTCAAACACATTGGTTGGAAGACCTGCAGTCTTTTTTTCTGCTACTTGGTTCATGTTTATTTGCTCCTTGTTATTTTTGTTCTGTTGCCTGTGAACATGTTAAATAAGTCAGANGGCATCTCAAGTCCAGNCTCAAGACGCTCNCTNACTAATGCTTTAAGTGTCATAGGTTCAACCTTTAATTTCTGGACGGGTTGATATCCTTGACCTTGTGCAAGGTTCGCATAAGCGATTGCCTTGTTGTCCTCGTTACGACCAAAAGCAACGGTAACCTCATTTTTAATAAGATCACCTAGGCCGTTTTCTCGAAGCCAGTTATATGCTTGTTCCTTTTTTGCTATAGGAATCGAAGCACCGTAGACAGGTTTCACTTCTACCGAAGATCCGTCTGCTAGTTTTAAGGTAGAGATATTCATCTCTTGCATCATTGTAGGAATAACTTCTCCTGATAACAATTCTGCTTTCCTTTTTAATTCTTTCAACTCATTTTCTTTTAAAGTTACTTGATCCTCTAACTCTTGTAACTTTACTACTTGGTCAGATAATTTCTTACCTTCATTTACTGAATCAAGATTTTCTCTTGCATCTTGTTCAAAGTTTATATCACTCATTTATGTTTCCTTTCTCATGTAAGTTTATTTCTATTGGATAATACACTCTATCTTGTCTATCCCATTTTAATAGTTTGTATTTTCCATTGGTAATTTCAGAAACAATAGAACACGCAACACCTATTATTGCAGGATCACCTGTCAATAATAAATAATCCTTTGTCGTATAGTTTTTTAACAAACCTCTTAACTTATATATAAGAGGACCTGGAGAAAAAATTATTTGTGAAAATTCAGGTAATAGAAATTTAAAATTTCCATGCTGAGACGCACTCATAATATTTATCTTAGGTGTACCGGCTTTTGTGCCAGGCAATTCTTGTAAAACATATACCGTAGGCTTATTTTGTTTTATGTCTCCGTAATTCATGCTTTCTGTCATTGACAAGAATATAAACTTTATGCTATAGAAGTCAATAGAAAGATGAACTACAAATTTAAGACCAAGCCTTATCAGCATCAGCTGAATGCATTAGCCCGATCTTGGGATAGAGAATACTTTGCCTATTTCATGGAAATGGGTACTGGTAAATCTAAAGTCCTTGTTGATAATATAGCTATGCTTTATGACAAAGGTAAGATTAACGGTGCCTTAATTGTGGCACCAAAAGGTGTAATAGGCACGTGGTTTAACAACGAATTACCTAATCATATGCCAGATCATGTCGAATATAAGTCAGTATTGTGGCAGGCTAATATCAATGCAAAACAAAAAAAGAAATTAGATGTACTATTTGAGACAGGCACAGATCTACATATATTAGTGATGAATGTAGAGGCTTTTTCTACAACGAAAGGTTGTGAGTTTGCTTACAAATTTTTATCTTGTCATAACACTATGATGGCTATTGATGAATCTACTACAATTAAAAATCCTGACGCTAAAAGAACAAAGAATGTGTGCAAATTGGGTCCTCACGCTAAATACAGAAGAATATTGACAGGCTCACCTATTACAAAATCACCATTAGATTTATACAAACAATGTGAATTTTTAGCACCAGAGTTACTAGGTCATTCGTCTTATTATACGTTTAGAACTAGATACGCTATTATGAAAACTGCAAACTTTGGTGGTAGGTCTGTGCAGATAGTAGTNGGTTATAGAAATCTACCNGAACTTACAGANATGTTAAAAGAATTTTCTTACAGAGTATTAAAAGANGAGTGTTTAGATNTACCTAAAAAAACATACATGAAAAGAACTGTTAAACTTACAAAAGANCANGAGCATGCTTANAAACAAATGTCACAACTAGCTCTTGCNCAATTNCAAGGNAAGTTAATGACAACAGCTACAGTNATGACACAGCTTATGCGTTTACATCAAATTACTTGTGGNCACTTTACTGCAGANGANGGCACAATACAGGATATAAAAAATAATAGNTTAGATCACCTTGCTGACTTGTTAGACGAGGTGCACGGTAAGGTTGTNATATGGGCACATTACCAGTACGATGTAGAAACAATAGTAGAACTTATAAAAAAAGAGCATGGGGATAATTCTGTTGTTACATATTATGGCTTGACACCACAAGATCAAAGACAAGGTAATATAGAGAAATTTCAAGATAAAAAGAGTCCTGTAAGATTCTTAGTAGGTACAACTGCTACAGGAGGGTACGGTATAACGCTCACAGCGGCCAGTACAATGATATATTACTCAAACGGGTATGATCTAGAGAAAAGACAGCAGTCTGAGGCTAGAATCGATCGTATAGGCCAGGAAAGCCCTATGACATACATAGATATAATGGCAGAAGATACCATAGATGACAAAATAGTAGTCGCTTTACGTAAAAAGGTAGATATTGCTAGTCAGATCATGGGTGAAGAGTTAAAAGATTGGATATGAAATATCCTTATTATATTAGAATGGCAATATTATTATGTGTTGGTGCGTTTGCACCGATAATGATTCACCACATTGTTTATAAATTGTGGGATGTCAGTGTATTACGTGCAGCAGAAATAACTTTTATATTATGTATTCCAGTAGCTTATTGGATGGCTTCTAAAATAAATGAACGTTGGCACGACGATAGAGAATAGGAAAATCTAGGAGTCTTGAAAATTGTTAGCGCAAAAAAAATTACTCTAACCAAGGAGTATAACTAACTTTGCCATCAACTCTTTGTGCACGTAGCCATTGCTGTCTGTTTTTGTTACGAGAGTACGAGCAATGTATCCAGCCCGATGTCGGTTCACCGTCTTTGTAAAATTCTAAAATTCCTTGGTCTACTTCTAAGTTATCTCTAATCCATCTTGCAAGTTCTCTATTATCTACACCTGGTATTTCAAAGTCAGCTGCAGCTGCTTCGTCATCTGCTACATGTTGGCTGTTAATCGAGCTACCTATTTCTACACACAGCTGAGCACAACGGAATCCGCTAGATATAATTAATGGTTTATCAAAGTGAGATCTAATAGGTTGCAATACATTTATCGCAAGAGCTTTTAAATTTTCTATTTGCTCTGGTGATGGATTGTTATTAATACCCTTACGTTCAGCCGTTTGGCTTTTGGTAAGCTCATCAAGAGTTATGTTAG